TAAATGTAGGATACTGGTAAAGGGGTGAATAATAAATTGAGAAGAAAAGTAACAGGTTCAAATAATGAGGTAGTGGAATTCACCCAAAAAGAAAGATATAGAGATGAACTAACTAACCAAATGCTATTAATGGCTAAAATATTAGGTACTACAATAGATAAGTACCAATTACTAGATGATTCATATAGAGCAAGTGGTGGTTTTGAGGATGGGCAGTATTTAATTCCACATCCAAGTGAAGGAGTGCCAAAATATAAACGTAGACAAAGAATGGGATACTATGTAAACTATGTAAAGCCAATAGTAGATGCACTAGTAAACCCAATATTTAAGACAGACCCAGTAAGGTCTGGCACTACCGATTTATACAATAGATTTATAGAAAATGTAGATGGAAATGATACTACTCTAACTAGATTTATGAAGAAAGCAGGAATAAGAGCAAAACTTCATGGAGTAGAGTTTATAGTAATGGATATGAAAGAACTATCAGAGGATGAAGTAATAACACAAGATAGAATAATTGAAGAAAGAATATATCCTTATCTATATTTAGTAAGTCCATCACAAATAAGTGATTTTGCATTAGATAAGTTCGGCAAGTTAATTTTAATATCATATACAGTAAATAATTATGTTATTGATAATGATGGCAATAAAAAGTCAGTAGAAGAAACTTGGACTTGGACGGCAACAAAATGTAAAAGAAAAATAGGCGGAATAGAAGAATCATTTATAAATCCAATAGGAGAAATACCAATAGTACCTCTATATGGAGCTATAAATAATGTTTCAGATAGCATACTAGTGCAGAGTGATGTATTTGCTATTGCTAAAACTGGATTTGCACTATATCAAGCGTGCAGTGAATTGAGGGAGAGAAATTCCGCACAGGCATTTAGCGTATTGACTTATCCAATAGGTGATGATGATGATTACGAAGAGTCAGCTGAAAAACTAAACGTAGGTACAGCTGACATGTTAATGTATCGTGCATCAAATGGTAATAGACCTGAGTTTATAACTCCACCACCAGATAGTAGTGATATGCTATTGAATGAAATAGAATTTATGGTTAAAGAAATTTATCGTATGGCAAGTTTAAGAATGTCTACTGATAAAAATACTTATAATGTTTCTGCAATAGCTAGAAAGATTGAAAATCAACAATATTATCAATCAATAGCAGAATTAGCACAAGGGCTAGAGGAAGTAGAAAAGAAACTATATAAGATATTTAATCTTTATATGGGTGATAATTCAGAAGGGTTTAGCATTTCATATAATCGTGAATATGCGGTAGCAAGCCCAGAGGATACATTGAATCAAGCAACTACCTCTTTGGCACTAGGAATGACTTCTGAATATAATAAAGAAATGCGTAAGCAAGTTGCTAGAGCAGTATTTGCAGATATTGGGGTAGATACTCTAAATGATATTTTAGATAGTATTGAAAAAGACCCAAAATCTGGGGCAGCTCAAGAGGATACTAAAGCAACAGTAGTTCAACCTACTAGAAATTAATATTTGACAAATCTTCTGTTTTGTGCTATAATATATTGGCATAAAACAGAAGGATTTTATTCATTGGAGGTATGGTTATGTATGTTGTTACTAAGTATGGTAAGAAGTTAAAAGTAGATGATAGTTCTATTGATTATGAAAATGAATTTACACCAGCTTTTTCAAATGTAGGTTTATTTTCAGATGAAACATTTTTAAGACCAGTTTGGATAGCTACTGTGCAAAAATTAAAACGGAATGATAGTTATATGCACTCTGTAAATGAATCAGAATTATTTGAATTTACTAAAGAACAAATATATGACCATAAACCAACAGAAGAAGAATTATTATATTTAATGTCGGCATGGGGCTGTGGAAGGTATGATATAGTTACAGTAGATGAAGGGTATGAGTTAGATGAACATTATAATGACTAGTATAGTGCCATATTTGGACTATATTTTACTTTATGTATTTACATCATTGTGTTGACAAATTAACAGTAGTATGTTATAATAATAACATAGGAATCAGACAAAAGATGGAGGTAATGTTATGACTATTGAAGAACTTGTAAAGGCATTGGGCTTAGAGGGTGAAGAACATAGTGATAAGGTAAAGACTCTTACAGCCGAATGGAAGGCAAAGGAAAAAGAATTTAATGAACTTAGTAAGAAAGCTAAGGAACTAGAAGAAGGTAACACTAAGTTAAAGGAAGATGCAGAAACTAATAAGGCTATCGTAGATAAGTTTAATATTGTTTCTAAAGCATTTAGCTTTGACAATGAAGCAGAAGACTTTGATAAGATGCTTGATGATGTTAAGGACAAACTTTCTAAGTCAACTGGTGGTGCTAGTGAGGAAGAACTTAAACAGCTAAGACGCGACCTTACTAAAGCAAACAGAGAACTTGAAAAGTCTAATACATCATTTAAGGAACTATCCGAAAAGTACGAAGCAGAAAAGAATGAGAGAATTAGCAACTTCAAGAAATCCGCTATTAAGAAGGAACTTGAAGAAGTAAATGCTCTGAATCCAGAAATGTTTGTAGACTTGTTTATGAACAAAGTAAATGTAGATGAAGATGGCAAGACACTATCAATGAAAGATGACGCAGGCAATGATATTTCTGTAAAGGATGGCATTGCTGATTGGGCTAAAGCAAACAAGAATCTAGTAAAAGCCAATGTTAGAGGTGGAGCAGGTTCTGGTGGTGGCAATGGCTCTGGCGGTAATGATGGTGTGAGTGATTTTGTTAAAAACATGATTGCTAATAACCATAATGATAATGATGATGGTGGTAAATCTTTGGCAGAAATGTTTGGTTAAGAACATCCTTTGTCTGATATATATAGTAGGTATGGGTGGTTAACAGGGTTAGCCACCTGTATTTACGCATTAGGAGGTAGATACCTTTGAAAATATCATTTTCTATGGATAAGCCTATACCTTCTGTCAAGCAAGACCCACGGTTTAATGAAAAGATTCGTGAAACACTTAGAACTGAGTGTATAAGAATAAAGAACTATGCAAAAGACCATACCAACTTTAATGATAGAACAGGTCAATTATATAGGTCAATAGATGCATGGAGTTTAAGGCATACTAAGTTTGGTTACACTATGCAGGTAGGTATTAGAGAAGAACCACTTATCTTAGATAGGCTACGAGGTAGAGAAACAATGGTCGATAAAACAACAATAGACCTAGCTACATGGTTGGTTATGGGGACTAGTCCACATACAGACGTACCTGGTGCTGGATTTTATTATTTTCGTGGTTATAGACCATATAGCTCAGGTAACGCACAAACTAGTGGTAGGATTGGTTGGTGGAAAATTAAATTTCCAGTAGAAGGTATCGAGCCTAGAACAAACTTTATACAGAATGCTTTTTCAAGAACTAGAAGATTAAGAGATGAAAGATTTAAGAAGCTGAAGAATGAATTAAAATTTAAGTAAGGGGGTATGGATTTGGCAGAAGAATATAGAATATACTTCAATACAAAGTCATTAGATGATGCTTTATTAAAAACATATGTCACACCACAAATAGTAAAAGAAACATCTGCTTATGTAGAATCAATAGCTCTAAGTTATGGTGTTGTTGCTAGTGATATAAGAACGCCACCAACTACACCCGTTACTATGTTAGCTACATATTATGCATATTTTACAGCAGCTTTAAGAAAGGCATCTTACTCAGTTGGTAAAGAAGCAGATAAGGATAGTTTTCATCTTAAAATGAGAACATATAAAGAATTATTAGATGATTTACTTTCACAGTTATCTAAGGAATCGTTTACTGGTGATATTGTATCAAAGAAACGAAAGTTTCCAGCGACAATGCCAATAAGTAGAAACTAGATGGAGGATTCTTATGATTTATGAAATCGGACAGAGGATAGGAAGACTTACTATTTTAGATAAAACATTAATTAAAAGTCCTGTAATTGGTAAGCGTTTAGTTTATAAAGTAAAGTGTGATTGTGGATGTGAAAAATACATTTCAAGTGATACAGGTATAGCTATAAAAAATGGAAGTCCTTCATATGTGACAGACAAGTCAACAAGTTGTGGGTGTGTTAAATTTGATAGGACTAGAAAAGACTTAAAGGGTAGAAGATTTGGTAGCTTGGTTGTATTGGGATTCGACAATGAAGTTAAACACTTTTTATGTAAATGTGATTGCGGAAAAGAATTTTACGCAGACTCATGGGAACTTACCAGAGATGGGATTGACTCTTGTGAAGATTGTAGGGCGGTGGGAAAATGTTAAAAGACCTACAATGGTATAATATAGCTTGCTTATTGCGTGACTTCATCAACACTTTTAGATATACTAATGGAGATAGACCGTTTGAATATTTAGTTGATAGGAATGACATGAAAATTAAGGTCGGCTCAGGAAATACAGGAGAGTGGCCTGCAATATGGATTTTATTTGGTAGTGAAGAAGAAGTCCCAAAGCAAGATAACATAAATGGTTCAATTATCTATTTGTGGTTGGACATATATGTAAAAGCAGAAGCAGGACCTGATATAGACTTTACAGATAATCTATACAATCAAATGTTTAGAGCAGAAAAAGAATTGGTAAAGATACTTAGATGGTTTAATAATGACTTACATAAACGAGGTATAGGTAGTAAATTAGAAATCTCACATATACTAAGTGATGGTGATGATACAGTATCAGGTAATGCATTAAATATTGCATTAAATCGTGTTGTATTGCGTATTGAGAGATACAATGCGCTAAAGAAATAAATTATAGAAAGGTGGAATTTATAGATGGCTATAACAAATAATGCTCAATCCGTTAATGGATTCGACAAAGAGCTACTTCTAATTGGTGAAGGCTATGTGGCTAGACCAGTAACACTAAATAAAGATACAATTACTGGCCTAGCAGCAGATGAAGCAGGTAGATTTATTATTCCTCAGGGCACATATCTATTTGGTGCAACTGGTGAAAGCCTACTTGTAAATCCTCAGCAGAATGCAGTAGCGGTAGTACCAACAGTAACTAAATCTACTGGTACAATTAATACGATTCTAACAGTTACTTCTAAGAGAGAGGGAGCAGTTGCAGACGTAATTACTCTTGCAGTTGGTACAGATAGCACCTTTGCAGTAGCAGTTGGTGGTACTGGCCTAGCTAAGACAATTGACGTTACTCTACCAGTTGACTCTCTTGGTAATGTAACAGCTACTTATGAAGATGTAGTGAATAAGATTAATGGTGATGTTGAAGCAAACAGCTTTGATGTAGCTTCT